TTACTAATTACCAAAGTGAATTGAAACATTTGCTTGAAGATACACATAGACTTGACGCTATTGCTGAATTGGTATTAAAAATTAAAGAAAGTGGTAATGTATTGATTCTAGTAGATAGAGTTAATGCAGGTAAAGAAATTGTTAGTAGATTGCCTGACAGTGTATTTGTTAGTGGTGCAACTAATATGACTGATAGGAAAGAAGAATATGATGAAATTGCAACAAGTACTAATAAGATTATTGTGGCTACCTATGGTGTTGCCGCTGTAGGTATTAATATCCCTAGGATTTTTAATCTGGTTCTTTTGGAGCCCGGGAAAAGTTTTGTCCGTGTTATCCAAAGTATTGGACGCGGGATAAGAAAAGCAGAAGACAAAGACTTTGTTCAAATCTGGGACATAACAAGTAGTTGTAAGTTTGCTAAACGGCATTTAACACAACGAAAAGCCTTTTACAAAGAGGCCAATTACCCGTTTGATTTAGAAAAGTTGACATACAGATAAGAATGTGATAGAATAACAACATGAGAATTTTAACATTAGAAGACAGTTTCTATAACCTAGAAACATTACCGGATGAAGTAGATGATTTGAGATTTGCTATATTAGACAACAGCAATCCACAAAATGTAGATTATCACTACATCCCTTTAATCTTTTTAGAAAGTTTTAACAGCCCTGCATTGGTACTAAGAATAGGTGATCAAGTAGTTAAGATGCCAGTAGACTGGCAAATACTGATCGGTGAACCTGAGATGGGTGATTTAGAAACACTACCATTAACAAGTATCAATGACAGAGGATTTAAAGCATATGAATTTAATCCACTATCAGCTTTTAGGCCCAGTTTTCAAGACATTGAGATTGTAGATATCTATCACGATGTAACATGGTATGCCCCTAGATTAAAGAATGGGCAGTTCTTATGTGTTCCCATAGACGATGGTCCTAAACCTAGATGTGTGTATTTTGTAAAAGAGATTAGTCGTAACTGCGAGATTGTAGATTATAGTCAGGCTTTCTGATGGCAACAAAAATACCAACTGATGAAAAATTTGAAAGGCAAGATTTTGACTTGTTTGAAGCACTCACTGCTTTGGATAAAAAAGATTATGCTTACTACGACCGACTCAGTGATGAACAACAAAAGAAGTTTGTTCCCTATATGCTTACTCATTGGATGAGTGCAATCAAGGGTAAAGGTGATGTTCAGGGGTTTTATGTAATGAGTGTGGATGCGGCAGTCAACAAACATTTATTTAATGAAATGGTACAGAAGCATCCTAAGCTACAGTGGCAAATGCTGTGTGCGGCTAGCCCCGGATTAGGTAAACAATTTCATCAATGGATACCACACTTGTCAAACAAAGTAGCACAGCTTAAAGAAGTTCCTAAACAAAAAGACATTACTGAATATTTTAACAAAATCTATCCTAAAAATGATCCAGAAGATATTAAAGAGTTGAGCAGTGAGTTTGTTAAAACACAAAAGAAAAAAGTTTATTTGGCAAACAAATTTCCTGAATTAAAGATAGATGATATTGAAATATTGAGTACATTGATAACTGACGCAGATATAGAAAAATATGAAAAAGACCACGGACACACTTGAACAGACTAAATTTGGTTGTGAATTTTGTAAGCGTGAATTCGTGCGTGAACGAACACTAGTTAGTCATTTATGTGAACAAAAACAAAGATGGCAGACTAAAGATCAATTAGGTAATCGTTTGGGATTTCAATCATGGCTGCAGTTCTATAAAAAGAACAGCATGAGTAAGCACAAGAACAAAACATACGAAGAATTTATCAAGTCACCTTATTACATTGCATTTGCTAAATTTGGTAGCTACTGTGCAGATGTAAATGTGATTAACGTTTCTAGGTATGTAGATTGGCTTCTTAAAGAGAACATTAAAATTGATAACTGGATGGTAGATAAAACCTATACAATCTTTTTATGTGATTATCTTAAAAAAGAAGATGCATTTGATGCATTACACCGTAGCGTAGAAACATGTATTACCATGAGTGAAGATGCAAAGATCCAACCAAATGACATATTGCGGTATGGAAATTCAAACAAGATATGTTATGCTATTACAACCGGTAAAATAAGTCCATGGATGTTATACCAGAGTACTAGCGGAGTACAGTTTTTAGAACAGTTAACTCAGGATCATGTTAGAATTATATCTGACTACATCAACCCTGAACAATGGGCATTAAAATTTAATAAAGATCCTGAACTTGCCAAACAAATTAAAGACACGTTAAATAATGCAGGGTACTAAAGTTCGCATCTCATGGAGAACAAATTATAAACAAATTATGTGGAATGAAACCTGTGCATGGGCCATAGAAAAGTTTGGATTACCCGGAGACAAATATGAAACACATGTAACTGAAGATTATATGGATTTCTATTTCAAAAACGAAAGAGATGCTATTCATTTTGAATTGAGGTGGGGATGACGGTAGAAGAAGATATTCTGAACAATATTGGTAAAAAGATGGCAAAAGAAATGGATTTTCACATCATAGCTGATATTCTAGTAGATACTGGTTGGACTAGTGTTGAATTGAAAAGATTTCAAAACAATGTTGAAGCGGTCAATATAAATCTATGGGCAGAAGCTAATTGTACAGGTGAGTGGAAGAATGTAAGCACACGTTATATATTTGAGAAAAAACAAGATGCCGAGTGGTTTATTTTAAGATGGCAGTAATATGGTTGAAGTTAAAGTACTAGAAAAAATGCCAGAAGAAATAATGAAAATTGTTAAAGAATTGCGAAGTTTGGGATACCAACAAGGCAATCATTTTGATTTTACATATCGTCCACCCAAATATGATGATTTTTCTATGGATGCAGTGTATAATAGGCATACTGTGTTTACTTTTTACAAAGAAGAATTGGCATCATGGTTCGCATTGAGGTTTCTATAAATGGCAAATGATATAATGATTGATATTGAGAGTTTGGATACAACGCCCGACTGTGTTATCTTAACTATCGGCGCCGTACGATTTGATCCTAAAGGATCCGGTGTAGTAGAACGATTAGAACTACGCCCCACAGTAGAAGACCAAACAGAAATTTACGGAAGAAGAATTAATGAAGATACCTTACGTTGGTGGAGTGAGCAATCACCTGAAGCACTTGAAGAAGCAATGGGAGATGATGGAAGAATCCCGTTTAAAGAGTGCATGGAGCGACTCTATAAATTTTGTTGGAATCGCCGCGCTGTTTGGTCTAACGGCGCTAGTTTTGATTGTGTTGTAATGGAAAACGCTTGGAGACAAACAAGCGATTTACCTAATCCTATTCCTTGGCCTTTCTGGACAATTAGAGACACCAGAACTCTTTATGAAATAGCAGGAGTAAAACTCAAAGACGGCGGACATTCAACAAGTCACAAAGCAGTAGAAGATGCTGAACGACAAGCAATTGTTGTACAAAAAGCGTATATGAAATTAATTAAAGCAGAACTGGTAGCACCTTGATGAAAGTAGGATTTAATTGTAGTAGCTTTGATTTATTACATGCAGGACATGTAACAATGCTTAAAATGGAAAAAGAGTTATGCGATTACTTAGTAGTAGCATTACAAGTAGACCCCACAATTGATAGACCGGGTATTAAGAATAAACCATGTCAAAGTGTTTATGAACGATACGTACAATTACAAGCATGTAAGTACGTAGACGAAATCTTAGTCTACTCAACCGAGTATGACCTTTTGCAATTGTTGATGACCCAAACAATACATATTCGTTTTTTAAGTGAAGAATATCTTAATAGAAATTTTACCGGAAAACAATATTGTATTGACAATGATATTGAATTGTATTATCATAAAAGACAGCACAACTATAGCTCAAGTGAACTAAGAGCCAGAGTCGCAATGTTAGAAAATACAAAAGACGAAGCAGCCAATATACTACAACATTCACCGGACCTTATAAAATGAAAACATCAGGTACAATGCTGCCAGGATTAAAAATAATCAAGCATACTAAACATAGTGATTCTAGGGGTAATTTTTGTGAGCTATGGAAAATTACTAATGATGATATGCGTGGTCCAATTAAGAATGGTTGGCCATTTCGTCAATTAAATACGGCAACATCATCTAAAAATGTATTACGAGGTATGCATAGACAGAATCAATTTAAATGTGTAATGCCTGCATACGGTAGAATATTTGATGTAGCACTAGAACCCATAACTGGAAATTGGTTTGGTATAGAATTAGATGAAAATAGTGGATTACTAATTCCTCCTCAGTATGCACATGGATATCTAGTCTTATCAGAATTAGCAATCGTACAATATATAGTTGATAGACCCTATAATAAATTAGAAGAAGAAAATTTCAAATGGGATCAATACAATATTGAATGGCCTACGCAAGAGCCTCCTATTCTATCAAGTAAAGACGCTAAATGAAATTTAATTCAGATATTGACATTGACTTTGGTAACAGAGATAAGATATTAGAACATATCAAACATATCCCTGCGGCAATGCGTAAAGTTAATCCAATAAGAAAACACGCTACTGGTATATATGTAACTGACATACCCTATGATGCTATCAATGATATGGCCAACATTGATTATTCTTTAGCAGAAGACAGGGGTTATCTTAAATTGGACTTGTTGAACGTTCATGTCTATGATAAAGTTAGAGATGAAACACACTTGATAGAGTTAATGCGTGACCCCAAATGGGATAAACTCAGAGATAAAGAATTTGTAGAAAAATTAATTCATTTGGGAAATCACTATCAGATTATTCAAAGAATGCCTGAACCTGTAGATAGCATCCCTAGATTAGCAATGTTGCTTGCTATTATTCGTCCGGGTAAGAAGCATTTAATTGGATTACCCTGGCGTGAAGTTGCTAAAACAGTATGGGATAAGGGTTCGGATGGATATAGTTTTAAGAAATCACATAGTTTAGCATATGCACATTTGGTTGTTGTACATATGAATTTGTTAGAAGAATTAGGACATTCTCTTAACTAATGTAATTGATTTTCGTTTGCTTTTGCGTTTAGCTAGTTCTAGCATACTACATATAGGACCATGAACTACTGTGAGACTTTTATTATTGAAAGTTCTAATATAGGGTTTAAAAACAATCCATTCTTCCTTCAGAAACATATTGATGGGTACAAGTCTGTTACTTTCCCACCACCAAGTATCTCCTAATATTAGAAATTTTTCACGCAGGCTAGCATCAATAATAGATCCATAGTCATATATAGTGGTTACAATTTCGTCCCTATTTTGAACTATGCCAACATAGTCTTGGCCTGCATAGGAACACACTGTAATGAATGGGTGGTTTTTAGTTAGTTTGATGAAAAATTCGTTAGGGATCATTATTTTATGTGTCTCGGACTTATTTATACGAAATGGTTAACCCATTATATTTTATTTCTTATAAATACATTAAAGGAAACTTCTGTGTATTCTACCTCAGTCAACATTTATACCCCCAGACAAACCGTAGTATTGTACTCAGGCTCTTCACCTAGGAGATATCAAACCGTGTACGCTAAAAATGTAACAATCAATAAGGGTGTTGATAATAAAATTCAATTTCAATTTATTAATCAAGACCAAAAACCCGTAAATATTACAGGAAAAACCTTTAGTTGCCGTATTATGAACTATGACCAGACTAAAGTATTGCTTCAAAAAGCACTTACTCCGTTGTATGCATTAACGGGATTGGCTACACTTGATATTTCAATGTCTGAGACATTATTAATGGATTCTGCCCTTTGTCATTATTCAATAACTATACCAACAGCAGATTTTGAATACCCTGTTTTTGTAGATGATAGTTCGGGTGCAGGAGGTGTTATTGATGTGGTCGATAGTGTTCTTCCTAAATATGTAAAGTCTAGTATTATAGAAGTGGAACCACATGAGACACCTAGGGTAGATTATCAGGTTGTTTACAATACTGAACCACATAGACCCACTGATTATGGTAATCATACCATGCAAATGTCATTTGGCGGTTATGCAGGAACCTTTAAAATTCAAGGATCACCTACTGGTCTACTTAATGAATGGTACGACTTGTTGGATTCGGGCATCTATGACGGATACGATGGTAACGAATATTTTAATATTGAAGGATACCACGCTTATATCAAAGTAAAATTTGATAGCACGGGCGGGACAGTATCTAAAATTCTGGTTAGATAAGGTAACCAACTGTCTTGTAATAGTGTGAATATTGTGTTACACTACTACAGATGTTTGATATACTATCATTAATTCCTGGGAAAAAGAAACAAACAAGTAGCGGCTGGCACAGCTTTAACGCTCTTTGTTGTGTCCAGCGCGGTCACAGGACAGACACTAGATATCGAGGTGGTATCAAATTTGATGGTTCTACTAATTGGGTAATGCATTGTTTCAATTGCAGTTACAGTTGTAGTTTTGTATTAGGTAAATCTATATCAGGAAAAACACGACAATTTTTATCTTGGTGTGGTGTTGACAATGAGCAAATACAACAATGGAGTTTAGAAAGTCTAAAGCATAAAGACTTTTTAGATTTCACACAACCTAAAAAGGTTCGTGAAACAATCAATTTCAAATCAAAAGAATTGCCCGATGGTGCACTATTAGATGTAAACAATCCATTGCATAAAAAATATGTTGATTATCTAGTTGCAAGAAAGATCGACATCACTCTTCCTTTTTTGGTTACTCCCGATGAAACAGGAAGAAATGCAAACAGAATTATCGTACCTTATACATATCATAATAAGATTGTAGGACATACAAGTAGATTTTTAGACAATAGAATACCTAAATATATTAATGACCAACAACAAGGATATGTCTTTAATATCGATAGTCAAAAATCAGAATGGCAAGTTTGTGTAGTTACTGAAGGCATCTTTGACGCATTAAGTATTGATGGTGTTGCATTGATGCACGATGACATAAGCAATGAACAAGCAAGAGTATTAGCACAACTGAATAAAAAAATTATTGTAGTACCTGATCGTGATAAGTCTGGTCTTAAGATAATAGAACGAGCATTAGAATTAGGGTACCATGTTAGTTTACCTAATTGGGCTAGTGACGTTAAAGACACAAATGATGCTGTAGTAAAATATGGTAGATTACCGACTTTACTAAGTATATTAGAAAGTGCTACAATGAGTAAGATAAAATTAGAATTACAAAGGAATAAAATTGGCAAAAGAAGCGGATTCTAAACAGATGGAATACACACCTGATGTGCAGAAGTTTTTTCTAGCATTGATGTTAACTAACGCTGAGTTATATACTCGGGTAATGAACATTATGAATAGTCAGAACTTTGAAAAATCATTAAGACCTGTAGCTGAATTGTTCAAAGAACATACTGACAAATATAAATCATTGCCTGATCCAGAGCAAGTTAAAGCACTTACTGGTATTGATATTAAGCCCATTGAAAATTTAACTGATGGTGTACAAGAATGGTTCTTGGATGCGTTTGAAGGATTTACTAAGAGACAAGAACTAGAGAGAGCTATTCTTAAGGCAGCTGATTTACTTGAGAAGGGTGATTTTAGTCCTGTTGAGAAATTGATTAAAGAAGCAGTGCAAATCAGTTTGCAGAAAGACATGGGTACAGATTACTTTGCTGATCCTAAAGCACGAATCAACAAGTACTTTAATAACGGCGGTCAAGTTTCTACTGGCTGGCCTCAGATGGATAAATTATTGTATGGCGGATTCAGTCGTGGTGAATTGAATATCTTTGCCGGTGGTTCGGGTTCAGGTAAGTCTTTAGTTATGATGAACATTGCTTTGAACTGGCTACAGTTGGGTTTAAGTGGTGTCTATATATCATTAGAACTTTCAGAAGAATTAACTTCACTTAGAACTGATGCAATGTTAACTAGCATGAGTACTAGAGAAATTCGTAAGGATATTGACACTACTGAATTACGTGTAAAGATGCTAGGTAAAAAATCAGGACAATATCGTGTCAAAGGCTTGCCCGCACAAAGCAATGTAAATGATATTAGAGCATACTTGAAAGAAGTGCAAATTCAAACTGGCATCAAAGTTGACTTTGTTATGGTTGATTACTTAGACTTGGTTATGCCTGTGTCTGTTAAAGTCAACCCTAATGATCAGTTTATTAAGGATAAGTATGTTGCAGAAGAACTGCGTAATCTAGCAAAGGAACTTGGCATATTGTTAGTAACTGCTAGTCAGTTGAATCGTAGTGCAGTTGATGAAATTGAATTTGATCATAGTCACATTGCAGGTGGTATCAGTAAGATTAATACAGCAGATAATGTGTTTGGTATCTTTACAAGTCGCAGTATGAGAGAACGTGGTAAGTATCAAATTCAATGTATGAAAAGTCGTAGTTCAACAGGTGTCGGCATGAAAATTGACTTAGAATACAATATTGAAACCATGCGTATTACTGACCCTAATCCTGAGTCAGATAGTCAAAGTTATCGTCCCGGTAATCCTCAACCCACTGCCAATGACATTATGAATAAATTAAAGACACAATCCATTGTTTCTAGCACAATTGATCCTAATACAGGAGAAATCGAGCCATTAAATAGGAAAATTGTAGCAGATGTTCAAGGTAGCAAATTAAAAGCATTGTTAAACAATCTCAAAAAGTAGATAAATATATTTAGGATATCTACATTTATGCAAAGAAAAACTCGCAGCCTGTTAGAAGAATTAGAGGCAATTGGTAATAATCGTGATACAAAACACATTATTGAAAGCCGTGCCCACAACATTATCACCAGTGCTATTAATCTATTAGAAATGATTAATAAAAACTATGATAGTGAAAAAGCTCAAGTTCTAGAGAGAAAATTGCTTAGTGCAATTAAAGCACGAGACCAAGGTAGATTTTCCAGAAGTTTGAGGAAAAATGATGAGGTATAGTGAATTTAAAACCGTAACTGAGGCCATTGCCCCCGCCCCGATAAATCCAAGTTTAATGCAAAGAGCAAAACAAGGTGTTAGTAATTTAGCAAAATCGTCGGCAGCAAAGGCAACCGGTAACGCAATTGCTAGCGGTTTAGGTAGTTTAGGCTTTGCCGGTGACAAAATTCTAGGATTTAACAATCCACTAAAAGACAAATCTAGAGCATTAGCAAGTACTAAAATTTTTATTAAACAATTTTT